CAGGAGCCCTAGCTTTTCCGATGTTGTTCAATTGCCATTTCATCAATTTTGCGAAATATTTGTCACCAGGATAGAATAGCTTATAAATGGCGTGTTCCCACATGAGGGCAATAACTGACACGCACTGTTCAAATCTAGAGGCGTCGGCCATAATGGCGACAGGGTCCTCAAATTCAGACCAATGCGAGTATAGTATTTCTGCCACTCGTCTCATATTATAGCATTTCATTACTACCAAGTAACCAAATAGTTTAGCTACGATTTTAAAAGTTTTGTTTTCCAGGGGTTTGATGTACCTCCCCGCCTCAACAAGATACTCGTCGAATCTTGGATTAATTCCACGAGGCACTGGGTTTCGTTTGATGGTAAAGTTGTAGGTTTCGTATTTCATGAAGAACTTGAGGAAGGCATCTTTAACACAGATCGCCCTTCTACTCAACTCTTCCACTGCCAAGGTATATCGCTCCTTTTTACGTCCCGTGAATAGGCCGGGGTAAGCGGACCTTTCAATAGGGAGGCAAAACTGCGAGTAAGCCTTGAATGCTTTAGTGAAACTCTTCAACCGTTTCATAAACGTCTCAGGATTCGGTACTGGAGGAGATGCACATTTCCCATCTTCATTGATGTAGAAAAGTCTCTCATTCACAGCCCTAGCCGCACCTTGTATGGTGTTGTTGTAGGCTAGATACACTTGTCCGGGTGAGGCTCCACAGATAAAGTGCGTACGTCTAGTCTTTGTAATCCCCCAATATTCGTCGACCTTCAAATCAGGGTGGTAAGGGAATTCACTACTCGGTGAATCCACCCCAGGTCGGCTAACTGGGCCCCCTCAGGCCCCCGACGGGGGCCTGGCACGCACTATTCTCCCGAATAGATGGCGGTAGGAGGGCCTTTCATATGACCACCAACGGTTGGTCAAGGCTTCTTGTCGGCTCACCACTACTGGTGTCGCCATTAACCGGTTCGCATTGATCTCGTGCACATTAGGTACGAACACGAGGTTAGTGGCCAGCGGGACTATTGCAGCAGCGTGCCTGATATGTACTATCTCGGAACACCGCCTCTTTATCCACTGGTTGACCACCATGACATTGGCGCGGGAATGCGTCAC